CAATCAATAACATATGTACCAACAGTATATAGATCAATCTCTGTTGCCTTACCAATACGGTCTACAACACTATCATCACCAACAGTAAGAATTGCATCACCGTTAGTGCCGTCAAAAGCAGTTGTTACGTTAACAAGAATCTTCGTGGGACGACCAGTCATAGCAGTCTTAAGAACCGCAGATGCGCCGTTGAAAACAAGATTAGCATTAGCCGAAAGAACGAAACCACTGGTTGCAGTTGATGGACCAATATTAATCCATACACTTACACCATCCCACAGATAGATATGGTCACCCTGGAACGTAACAGTACCACCAGTAATGTTGCTAGGAGGTGTCATTGTTGCGCCATCAGGTTCACCCGCAGCCCAGAGATATTCCCAAGCAGAACCAGTGTAGCGTAACAGCCTGTTGAGTGTATCCCATATTGCACCAACCTCAGCAACAATAATTATGTCACCAGTGGTTGGCGTAAGAACACCAGAGTCATCAAAATTACGAGCAACATCATTGAGCATCTGGCCAGCAAGAGCAATACCCATCTTACGGTCGACATATGACTTAGTTGCAACATGCTCTTCAGCAGTCGGGCTAAGAGCAGAGATATTTGCGAATGCACCATCAGCTGGATTTCGAGCTTCGAGTACACCAGACGTATCACGAATACGCGCACCACCCTTACCAAATGCAACATTGGAACCGATTCCAATTAATCCATAATTCTTAACATCCATTAGATTCTCCTAGTGCCATACGCAAAAATTGCATTGCCACCTACACCGGCAGCGGTCAAATTCAAACGTAGTAATGCGCCATTAATATCTGCGGATGATACGATAGGAATATCACTAACTAATTCAGCATACTCGTCACGATTTTCAGCATTTACACTATTATGCGTAATATAAATAATACCACATCTTCGTCTTGTGTCAATAGTTAAATTATAGTAAATAAATACTGCTTTTATACTGGCATGATTACCTAAATCAATATTTGTTACAGCATCATCTGTAACCGATTGTATTGCAATATTAGTATAATCCATTTCTACCCAGATAGCATTATTTGTTGTACTATTGACACATATAAATACTAGGTCTAATGCTGAATTGATCCAATGATCACCAACAATAAACGATCGACCAATACCAGCAGTATCTATATCATCATTTTGTGGCGTTGGATTTGTAACAGCCACATATGCACCACTAGCACCCGATGCAGATATTCTTACTTTCTTATTACCACCACCAACATCAATTTCAGTTAGCGTAATACCAGCACCCTGCACTAATTCTTCGATAAGTGGCCCGCCTTGCGTATCATCATCAGCAGACCGAACACCATATGCAATAGGATTAGATATAAAAGAAGTCATAACATCTCCTACATAACGATGATTATTAAATCATCAGTCGGCGTGCCTTTAACATAAACATTTTTTAGACTGGTAATAGCAAGACCCGCTGCAGCGCCATTAAATAATTGACCAAATTCTTTGCCATGTTGTCCAAAATATATAATATTAGTATTTGTTATTGGTGCTTGAATTAATACCTCATTGCAGTTAGAGACATTAAAACCACCCAAGTCAAATAGACTTTGAGATGCTACTGTTATTGGTACACGTTCTGCTCTCATTAGGTTATCCTTATAATTTCGACTGTTAAATTATAGTCGCAGTTATCACGAATAGTTATTACTGTTAAAGACTCCATAACAAATTTTACACGCCAGTCTATGCCATCATGATCTGTATAACGTAACTCTTTACCAATGGCATAATCATAGAAGGCTATGAACTCATCCTTAATAGTTTCTACTAAGGTAGTAAATGTCAATAAGAATTTACTATTAGATTCAGTCTTCTTATGCGTATGTATAGCGCCAGCCATATTCTGTTTAATCTGCGTCTTTAAATTTATCTGTCTTGAGTCACCAAGAACTGGATTTCGTAAAGTCACAGTTTCATTATATGGTGCATTATATGGTTCTGCAAAAGTTACACTCAAGATACTTTCCTCCCCATTAATTGGAAGTTAGCATCATAAGAACAATTGTCACGTGTAGTAACAATTTCTGCAACAGGTGAAGTGATTATGCCAATCCAAACTTGTCCAAGTGGGTCAGTGATAAATATCTCATCTGCTGCCGATGCTTTTACAAAATCAACAAACTCATCTTTCATTAATCTAGTCATAGTAGTTATTGTAAAAGATTTTATAATATTTATAGGCCAAGTAGCATCTTTGAAAGTAATAGCATTAAGCCCACGATTCTCACGAATAATGGCATTACTATCATGACGTTCAGAATCTCCCAACTCAGGATCTCTTATAGAGATCGTCATTGTTGGAACTGATGTTGGCCAACTTAGAATCATGCTGCTGGTATCCTTACCTTGTACTCTACCTTCAGTGTATCACCGTTATCTACAGTAATATCACCACCACTGAAAGCACCAGTAGACCATAAAGTCTGTAATAGAGAATAGTCACTCTTAGCCTGATTGCCACCAACAAAGATACCATAGACAGCTTCAGCAGCCCCAAGGCCAGTGACATCATATTCAATAAGTGTACCATTCTTTATGAAACGATAGTCAATACCATCAGTCTCAAGACCAATAGTATCAGTATCCCACGTGGCACGATTCACAGCACCACCACCAATAGTATATTCATCAAACTCCCAACCGCTGATATCTGCATAAATATCATCTGTATCATTTGGCGTGAAGCCAGTGTTAAGCAGACCGATATACATAACTTGTGGTGATATAGCTGGCTCAGAGAATCCTGCATTAAGTAAATATGCACGACCCTGATTCTTAATACCATTATGCTGAACAAGACGCTTTAACATTTGATTATTGCGCCAGTGTTCAATAGTAAATATGCCTTCAACTTGCAAAATGTCCATGTTATCTCCTAGTATGGAATACGAATCTTATACTTAACTTTTATTGTATCACCATTATCCACCGCTATAGCACCGGCTGTAAACGGAGCCGTTGACCAGAGAAAGCCAGAAGTGCTAGCTTTAACCAACGCATTTGTACACATGAATATACCCCACACATCAGCAGGAGCACCGAGGCCAGTGATATTGAATTCCATATATGTAGTTGTATTTTCAACATATACATAATCCTGCCCACCGTCATTCTCTACAGCAGGCGGTGAATCAGCTGGCCAGATTCTACGATCAGTACCTTGTTCACCACCACCATTGTCACACGTATAGTCTGTAAACTCTAACGCCGAAACAATAGTTAGATCATCAGCTTCATCATCTGGTGTAAACGGATCATCCAAGAGTCCAGTGTACCATTGTGTTGCTTGTGTACCTAGGTCAAAATGAACAAGCAATAAATTACCCTTACCCTCTAGCGTAATACCGTTGTGACCAACGATTCGTCGAATCATTTCGTTATTGCGCCAATGTTGTGCTTCATACAATCCTTGAAGTCCTAACATCTTTTCCTCCTAAAACTTAAGTCTACCTCGACGAATCTCGCGTCTAAGCCCATTACCAATTGCTACGATATCAGACTCTGTACTTCCCTGAGACTGATAATTAATATTAATATCTCCCATACTTGTTACTGGACCACCACTTGCAAAACCTAATGTGCTATTATTCATGCTCATCAACTGACTGTAGAATTTACGTGAAGACGCAGCATTCATAACAAACTCGCCAGGAGATAACATTGCAGGTATACTATCTGTTCCATGCACGCTACCACCAGCTGCAAACTTTTGTGGCAACTGTACTGTAGGAACAATCTGTGTACCTTTTAGAATAATATCTTGTTGCTTTTTTGTAAAATTATCATACTCTTCAGATATTTCAATGATAAGAGTTTTTCTAGCATTTGCATTTTTAAGTAATTGATTATCTACCTCAAGTAATTTAGTGTTAAGTGTATTTAGTGTAACCTGTTCTCTAGTTATACCAGCATCAGCAGCCTCTCTTATCAATCGTGACTGCTTTATCTTTTCTTCAGCATCTAGTTGTAATTTAACAGCCTCTGCTAAACCCTCATTACTTTTCTTTATAGCCTCAACTTGATTTACAATAAAACCGGATGCAACTGTCTTCTGTGCATCTTTAAGTTTAGTAATAAATCTTAACATATCTTCAGTTAATTGTGGAATACCTTCATCAGCAAATGGAGTTGTTTGTAGTGAACCACGTTTAGTTGATAGTTCTAAAAATTTAGCTATTGAACTATTTAATTTATCTTGGACATCTGTGATTTTCTGAATCTCATCAGTAGCTTTAATACTAGTAAGTTCTTTAAGCGCATCAACGAGATTCTTAATAGCAATATCTTCGCCACCACTACCTCTTAAAATATCCTCGCCTAATTTTTGAACAGTTTTTAGTTGCTCACTCAATAGTAACTGTACAGCTAATAAAGCACGTGCCTGTCTTTCAGAGTTTTCTTTTTGTAATTTAGCTTCTTTACGCTGTAGTTCAATAATAGCTTCACGCTGCTTTATTAATTTATCTGTTTCAATACGTAGTAACTCTTGCTTTAGAACAGCCTGCTCTTGTAATTTTATACTCTCAAGTCGTGCTAATTCTTCTCGAGCCTGTGTCTTTTGTATTAGTCCAGCCTTTGCTAATTCTTCAGACTGTATACTACGGCTAAGCGCCTGTAATTTTGTTAAATTATCTTGACGATCCTTAAACGCTTTTGCCAGTTTTTCAGGATCACCACCTGCCCCTTCAATAACATCATCTAACTTGAAGGCTTTAAATTCTTTATAAGCAGACTCAAAGTCAATTTCACGTTTAATAAACTTTTCTCTAAGATTAGATAGTTTAGCTATCTTTTTGATTTCAGCATCTTCAATAATCTTCTGCTGAGTTATTGCTATTTTACTAACATCCCCAAGTATCTTTTCATAATTCTTAAAGAACGCACCAAGACTAGATCGTGACAGATCAGTTTGGCCCTTAGCGATTGCCGCTAATTTAATTTTGGTGTCGGCTTCTACCTTATTTATTTCAGAGCGTAATTTTCTTATATTATCAGTATCTGACTTTCTACGAGCTATTACTAGCTTACGATTTAATTCAGCAGTCTTTTCATCTGCCTTTTTCTGGATCTCTACCGCTTTATCTGTTAACTTCTTCTTCTCATTAAAGTGTTCACGATCTAAATTGATTTGTTCAATCACAAGAGTCTTATACTCTTTAAGAAGTGTACCAGCCAAGTCATAGTCACCAGCACTTAACGCGGCTTTACGTTGCTTTTCAATAAGTTGAAGTTGTTTAGTTATTGCACTAAACTGTTGTGCTGGTGTTTTATCTTCAAGAGATTGCTTAAATATTTCTTCATTAATAGTTCTAAGAAATTTCTGAGCATCTTCACGTGATTTCTCAAGACTCTTTTGAGCCTTTTTGATTGCTGATTCAATCTTCTTAACCTGTGCTTCAGCAGATTTACCAATTTCTTCTAATGATAATTTAGCAAGTTTTACATTGTTATCATAGGCTTCTTCAAGCTTATCAAATACAACATTCCAAGCAGCATTTACTTTAGCTGCCTCTTGAGTATGTGCTGTTATTTGTGCATCCAAACCTCTATTAACAACTGTAAGTTGATTATCATAAAATTTAGTAAGTTCAGCGTCTCTACTTGCCCAACTAGCATCCCAAGCCTTTTGCTCTCTTTCAATTGCAGATTCACTGGCGCGTAGTGCCAATGAGATTCCATATACAGCAGCACCAACACCTAATAATACTAGACTAAGTGGGCCTAATGCCGCTATCCATGCTACAGTTGCTTTAATAGCAAACACTGTAGCTACTGCTGCAAATATTTTCATTGTATCAATAAGCGCCTGAACAGCTAACACCATACCATGAAAACCACCGGTCCATTTTGATACAAAATCAAGAAGCTCTCTACCTTGTTCAAGAAAGAAATTCTTAATTTGATTAACTGAACGATCAAACTTTTTACCAGTGGACTCTAGTACAATCTGGGCAGCTTTATTATACGATTCCTGTGATGTTTGTAGTTCAGCAAGTGCCACATTAAATTTATCAACGCCATTACCAGCATAGATCATTGCACCTGTGATTGCTCGAATCCTACCAAACAGATCGCCTAGTTCATTTGCATTACCCTTTGTACGTTCTTCAAGCTTTGCTAATACACCACTGAGGCCAAAAGCCTTAATAGCAGCTTCACCAGAATTAACACCCCACTCCTCAAAGAGTGATTTCATTGCTGTCGTTGGTCTAATAAGTTTCAGCAAAACGTTACGAACAAGTGTTGATGCTTGATTGAATTTAATACCCTTAATAGTAGCAACATCAAGAGCCGCCTGTAACTCATTAAGAGATACACCAAGCTGACTTGCTGGTACAGCAATGCGACCAAATGTATTTGCCATCTCTGCTAAACGTACACGACCAAGCTCAACAGTCTTAAAGAAACTTGCAGCTATTGCATCTGAATCTTTAACGTCTAGGTCATATGCATTTATGGCAGCAGTCAATAGATTTACCGCATCAGTTGTACTAGCAACTGTCGTCAATGCTAATTTATTTGCAGCGGCCATAAATTTAAATGTTTCAGCACCTTCTACAACCTGATTAGATAGTGCTTGATATGCACCCTCAGCCTGATCAAAGATGTCTGTACCAAACTCATTACTTAATCTCTTAAGACCGTCAAACCATTCATCATCTATCAATGGTCTATTCTGTGATATTGTCTGTAGTTCAGCAATCTTAATACTTAATTCTGCTGATTGTTTTGTGGCTTCAATTAATGATTGTGACAATCTAGTAACAATTCTATATATTGCTATAGATGTCATCATTCTAATTAAGCCCTGCCAAGTGATCATTACACCCTTAGTGGCCTCTGCAGCATCTTTCATGCCGGTTGTCATACCAGTTAATTTACCATTAACACCAGTCGTCGTTACCGCCATTTGACGACCAGCAGCCGTTAATAATATAAACTTACGGGTTGTTTCACCAGTAGCATTATTAACAGATGAAGAAGTGCTAACAAGTTTTAATTGACCAGTTGCAATCTTTGCTTGCATATCAGCATAAGACTTCTGTACATTAATAAGCTTTGTCTGTGCAGCCACTTGACCAGCCGAGGAATTTTCTAGTGACTTATAGTATTCGTTAAGTCGCTGAATCTCTGGTGATCGTTGTGATTGTGCTGCTGTGAGTGATTGATTAACTTGCGCTGCATTTGCTAACATAGACCGATAGGCCTGTGCAGATTTAATTTCAAGGTCTTTATAGTAGAGTCCCATCTTTTGCAGACCTACATTAAGACCCTGCTGCGCAGTAATGGCTTTATTGATTTCTTGTGCCTGTGCAATGAAAGCTTTTGCTGATGTACGTTCCAGTTCTTTATAGCCAGCATTTAGCTTTTGAATTTCTATTGATGGTTGAGAAAGACTAGCCGTAAGTGATTTATTAACTTGCGCTGCATTTGCTATCATTGACTGATAGGCCTGTGCAGATTTCTTTTCTAGGTCACTGTAGTAGACACCCATCTTACTGAGGCCAGCATTTACACTTTGCTGTGCTGTAATAATTTTATTGCTCGCTTGTGCCTGTGCTGTAAATGATCGTTTTGCAACATTCTCTACTTCTATATACCTATTGATTAAGTAATCTAATTCCTTAGGGGAATCAGTTCCCTCTACCGTTAATGGTCTAGTACGTGAAATACCTTCACGTGATTGTAATGCAACAGCAGCATTTTTATTTGCGATTTCAAGAGCCTTTTGCTGCGCTGCAATATTTATCGTTAAAGATGATGTTACTTTATCTATACCAGTAGCTGTTTTTCTCCATATAGTATCTAATTTAGCAAACGGTCCAACCTGTTGCTTAATGATACGAACCATTTCTTCATTTGTTTTGTTGAACATTACTAATACTTGATTTGCTTTATCATATGAGCTGCTTACATCACGGACCGATTCCTCGATCTTTTTCGGTATATCTAAACCTATACCTTCAAAACCCATTTTAACTGTAAGATCGTCTGCGCTCATTTTATCCTAACTGTATTTAGCACAATGTGCGTTTTAAGAGGCACTATTCTAGACTTCCAGTTTTTATGAAGATAACCAGTAAAAGCAAATATGCCTACTCTAAAACTATGCCACTGTGGTGTTCCGCGGATACTATATTTTTCATGCAACTTAAAATGAAATACCGAAGATTTAAAAATGAAGTAATATGATTTTGGACCATACATAAACTCAAATGCTCCACTTGCATAGCCACTAGCAGGATCTCTTGTATAATCTGCCCAACTCTTTCGACCGGTTACTGGATTAACTTCAACATCAGCACCAACAAAATCACCAAGTGGTCTAAATGATGATCGTGCCATGCCTGTATATACTGGTACACGCTTAGATGCTCGTTCTACAAAAACCTTAGTAGCATCACGTAGAAGCTTAGTAAAATTCTCTTGCTGCTTTTTAAGATAAGCAGCTGAATGGAACTTACCTTTCTTACCAGTTAATACAGCCTTCATCATATCTTAGCTCCTAGACATTTATATAAAGTTATTTTATCATCGTCTTCTTCATAGTTTCTAAGTTGTTCATAGCTAATAAGTTGAGCTTGTGCCCAAACACTATTATCATCCCAATTAGAAACTACACCCGGAGGGCATATGTTAAATCTTTCACATGCCCTCCAGGTTGTATAATCCATGGTACGGAAACGTGGTATAATTAACCTTCTTGCCCCGCTTCCTGACCAGCTAAAAAAAGTTTTGTGGCTTCATCAATTTTATCCTGATTAAGCCCACAAGCTGTCATGACTACTTCTAGAATCTTACCAACTTCACCAGGTGTAAATACAGATTCGAGCTCGACCCTGTAGTTTGACCATGTTTTTGGATCCGACTTATCAACAGTGTCCCACGTCAAGTCTGGTGTAGCTTCGAGTGATTTAATAAACATCCAGTCAGTTTTAGAAGATGCCCATACTGCAATCTTCTTCAAATAATCCGGATCCTCAACATTCGATGTCTCTACACCACCCGGAAACATTTTCTTAGGAGGTTCAGGCTGTGGATTAATCTTCATAAATGGCTCGAAGTCTAATACAGCCCGCGACCTAATAACAATATTGCCATCATCACGTGGGATAACGACTAACTGTTCGGATGGACCTGAAATAGTTTTACCTTTGATTTTCATAACTTTCCTTTCTTACTCCAATATGATTTATCAAATCACTAAATAGCTACTACGCATCATGACGAGTAGCAACAGCTTCTGTTACATTACACTTACCAGTGAAGCTAAGCGTTCCAGCGCGTAAGTCATGTGCAACACTTTCCCAACGGAAGTCTGACAACGTAATATCTTCCTGTGGGCGTACAACAGTAACACAATTTGGCTCATACTCAACAAGAATGTCAATTGCATACGGACGACATGAGTCAGAGTCAGTTGATACGTTTGAAGCATATACGCCACGCTTCTTCATAAAGTCTTCAACTGTACCAATCGCTGAGGTATCACTACCACCAGTGATATATTCCCAGTTAGCATCCAAACTAACATCCATGGGAATTTGATCACCCTCACGAACTTCATCAAGAAGTCCACGATCAAGGGTATACTCAATATTGCGTGCTTCAGTGTAAGTCAAATTACCTTCACCGATCTTAACTGTGTACACTACAGGTGTACCAGACCCGTCTATCAGCTTGATCAAAACTTCTTTAAGATCAATCTGCGCAAAGACAGGATGCCAAGCTTTCGCAAGTAAAACCTTCATACTATTCTCCTTAGACAAACAAAATCATCTCATAGTGAGCTTCAACAGATGCCTGTTCTAACTCAACCCTTGGTTCAATCTGACCAAAGTGTGTTATCTGAATACGTTCTTGACTCTTACCATAACCAGTATCCATCCGTTTAAGACAACCCACCAATGATTGATCATCCCAAACATCTTTACCAAACTTAAATACTTCAATATAGTCTGTACATGCTTGTGAAATGATACCAGTCATTTTGCGCAGTCTATGAAAGTCTTTGAAGTCTTTCGCTGACTGACAAAGAATATTTATTTCAGTATATAGTTTCCAACAATTCTTAGACTCCTCAGTTATCCAAGGACCGTCAACACGTAGTTCAAAGAAGTCTTTAATAGTCTCAGTATCGCGATGGGTTCCTTCCACATACATAGGAATAGTTCCGCGTCTATTATCGAAGTGCTGACATATAGAAGCAAATACCCATCTATCCCAATTTATATCTGGATAACTAGGACTAATAATATTGTTGATTATAAAATCAACAGAGTCACTTACCGTTCCTGGTGAGCCAATACTCATAACTCTACCAGTGTATGTACCATTTGGTAGTGGGTAATTACCAAAATTAACATCCCCGTCACCAATTCTTATGCCCAGTGTTCCCCACTGGTCAACATCTTTTTTAGTATATTGTACCACGTTCTTATAACCAACTTCACTACCAGTTATGGTAGCTACAGTTCCCGTAACTATTAGTGTTGGTGTGGCTATTGTGACTGGTTCAATGAAAACACCCCACTCACCCCGATTTACATTTTCAGCAGTATCCCAAGCGTTTATCCTAAACCTATCTGGCTTTATAGGATACTCAAGAGTATAAATAATCTCATGTGCTAACTCTGCGCCCTTCAATAGTAGTTGACTATAATCCTCAACAAGATTAAAAGAGCCATTAGCATACTGAAAATAACTAGACCCACCAACTTCTATTTCAAGATTAGCGCCAGCATACTCAGCTATACCAACCTCTTGACCACCCTCAAATGTTGTTATTAGGTCATATCCTAAATCTGTAAATATGATTGATGCAATCCCTGTAACATCTGTTGGTGGTATCAAGTCTGTCTTATAGCCATCAACTTGCAGATAATTAATTTTACAGAAAGTATCAATATTAGATATACGTAACTCCAACCATGTATATCTATTACCATGATTCTTGGCAGCATCAGCAAAAACTGTCCAAGGCATCCAACTACTATATACAGGAATATGACTAGGTTCGATTGCATAATCAAAACGTGCTTCAACAAATGTACCACCCGGATCTACTTCCTTTAACCATGTATCAAAAGCTGGTGACCAGAAGTCTTTACCAGAATCAATATATCCACCACCAGCATTATAGACCCTAAACTCACCTATACTATATTTGAATCTTGGATAAGCTGGACCTGTTGCTAATGCTAATGCAAAAGTAGCAGGATCGGCGGGTACATCATTATACATGCAGACTTCATCAATGATGCCATTATTCCATCTTGTTAATGTACCATGCGGGCGTACGCCCAATGTAAACATGTTAAGACCAACTGATATTGGGTTAGTACCAGAGTTACCACTATCCTCTAAACCACCATCAACATATAATGAATATAGTCCAGCTATAGAGTCAAAAAATACACTAGCATTATGCCAACCAGTATTAAATGTTGTCGTACTTGTTAAAGTACGACCAGTACCATTATTTATAAAAACTCGTACTCTACCATCGTTTAACAAAAATAATGACACGCTCTCACTTGAGGCCGTTCTAGCTTGTGCTATCAAGTATTGTTCAGCACCAGTCTGAGCAACCATCCTAAACCAACAGTTAAGTGTAAATTTATATAGACCACCAAAAATATCAGCAGCAACTTCTAAGTGTTGCTGAGTCGGCTCATCAAATTGAGCGGCATTATTATAGAAACCAGCAACCTGAGTAGGGTCATTCACTGGTGTCAAGTCTAAACCACCAGGAGTACCCCAGTCAATTCGATTAGCTGAATCAGCCTCTTCAAGCGCCCAAAAATGTAATGGAAAACCAAGCTCATCATAATAGTCGTAGTACATACGTCTTAGTTGTATTGTATTCTTCTCAATTACGCAACCAACTAATGGTATTGTAGTGTATGTAGGCGGAAAATGTAATACAGTATCAGTATTGCCAACTGGTACATCCCAAATTATATCCTCATCAGTCATATTAACTAATGTACCATCATTACTACCCTTATGATCTAGTAACGTTGGTGCTGTATCACCATCTCCACGTATCCAAGTTATTACATTTGCCCAAGCTGAGTGAGTAGTTAAATCGCTCGCGGCGTGATCGTTGTAGATTTCTACAACTTCTGCTAGTAAAAGTTTCTTATCCCATATTGATACTTCATCTATACGTCCTTGAAAATACTGTCCTAGTACAACATTAATAAAGCCAATGTGTGGTGTCTCAGCACTAATCATATTTGTTAATGGGCCATTAGTACCATATGTATATGTTTCTTCAATACCATCAGCGTAAAACTGTATACCAGCAGCTAGATTACTAGCATCATATGTCATTGTTACATGATGCCATAGACTATCTTTTAAGTCTGTTGAACCCCATGCTTGTAACCATTTAGTTCCACCATCATATAGATCGGCAAACAATATAGATGTACCAGCAATATCAATAAGCCTAAAACTATAACCAGTACCAAAAGCGTCTAATTTAGAGAAAATACATTTCGACCCAGTTACACTAGCATCCATTCTTATCCATGCTGATATTGAAAACTCATTATTATAATCAAAACTGAATAAGCCAGGATTGCTAAAATCAACGCGTTGATTAAAGCCATTAAGTAAAAGTGATTTTTCATTGAAGGCCATCTATTACTCCTACTGTAACCAGGGTTGAGGGTCGCTAACTGGCACATTATTGATTACAGTTTCCTCTATAGTATTTTCAGTTTCTTGAGAGTCTAAATGCTGCAGTTGGATTATCCACCCAACATTTGCAGCCGTCGGATTCAGAATTCTAAATTCCCACCTATGATTATCATAGACACATCTATCATTTATAGATGGCGAATAATCACTTGGTAAATCTTTTCCATCGAGTATCATTATACGTTGTGATATATCAAAAAATCCACCATATGTAAAATTCTTATTTGCTGCAATGAAAGACAGGTCATAAGCAAAATCTCTAACTTCCTTAGCGGTAGCGATAACTGCTCTACGAATATTGATTACACGATCACTGTGGTCAATCTCTCCAGTTTGGAGGTCTTGATCTATACTCGCCAATACCAAGATAGACACTGGAAATCCAAGTGTCTTCTTTAGGGAGTAAATCACTCTTCGTATTTGACGAACATTATTCATCACCACTCCTAGGTAATGCTGCAAGTAATTTATCCATGCTACCATTTTTCTGAACAACCCTAGCATTTGGATACTGTTTATGTAGATCGTTTATGTCCATGCCAGTATAAATTATATAAGGAATTTCCTTATGTGATTTTTCAATTAAATTAATAACATCACTGCCACTACCACCTGATCCAAGATCCATATCAATAATAGCGCAAACAATATTCTTACTATCTTCATTTATTAGTTTGTTTGCTGCTTTTGATGTGGCGATTGTTTTGACAGTAATTTTAGCTCTTGCCTTTATCACGGTTTCGAGTATTTCTGTAACACACTCATCATCTTCAATAACTAATACAAAACCTTTTTTACAAGTTGTTTGACGCAGAGCCGTTCTAAGTGTTTGTGATGCGTAATGATATTCAGTTTCCATCGTTCGCATCTTTATCTCCTTTGCAAATAATCATTACATCCTTAACCTCAACCATAAGACTATTAGCAGTTCGTATAAGTTCAATTAAACCGCCCATTAGTTCTTTAGTTTCCCCAAGTAGTTTTTCAGTAATTTGTTGTTGAGTAATATTTTGTTTATATAGTATACCGATTCCAGTGGCTAAGGCTGATATTACTGCGATGATTACACCAATCGGAACTTCCATCATGTCTCCCAAATAAATATTCCCTACCTCCCAAGTGGGAGGTAGGGAACTACACACCTTAGCCGTACATCACCACACCGAGATTCGAGTTAAGAACAGTCGTACCTGCAAGCAGATCGACAGTAACCAAATGACCCTGTTTCTCACCATTATAGGTGATAACAACGCGGATTGTAAGACCATTGAAGCTTGCCACAAACGCGCGTGCACCAGTACCAGCCTCAGGAAGCGCAAGAGGACGAGTAACAAACGCCAAAGCATTTCTGTGGAAGCCAAAGCAGTACTCGCCAGCAGGACCAATATTAACAGCATCACCATCAGCGATTGCCAAACCAAGCGGCAGATCAAGTTCAATACCAGTGATAGTAGGAGTATTCATTGCCGCATACTCATTCGCCGCCACACCAAAACTGATAAGCTGATTAGGATTGGCTGCAACAGTAAAGGCATCAACAACAATTGACTTGGCATAGTTAGCAGCATAACCAGTAGGAGCAACCACCTGATTAACCGCACCAGGAGCATAGACGGTTACCACTGCACCACTTGCAACACCAGTCTTGAGGCCAGGAAGGATATTAATGACATCAGGCGTTGTCGTAGAACTTACTACACGCTGAGGAACATCATCACCTGCAATGGTCAAGTACGTACCAGCAAGAGCAATAGCAGTTGGATCAGCACCAACAGTAATAGCAGTAGTGCCGACTGGTAAAATAGCTGATGTGGCAAGAGTGATATCAATGGTATTTCCAACTGGCACACTTGGGGTCTGCTGCGCCATATAGAAATCCATACCAAACTTACGACCGATAGAACCTTCACGAAGAGCAGTACCATCATCACCAACTTTTTCAGCATTAACAAATTCACTGATGTTGAGCAAGTCACCCTCAACATTAGAAGTGACAACCATATTACGACCAGTCATAGGAATCTTCTGGTTATTCATAGCTGTACGTGCAGCCACAACCGTTGGCTTGGTTGGCGCAGTACCGAGCTTACCAACAGAATTGGCGCGGAAGCGATAAGCCTGACCCAAAAGCATTTGGTCAATACCTTCAGCAATAGCCAAAACTGCAGGATACAGATACTCATCCACGAGATTCTTGAAGGACTTAGATTGCTCGCCATCCTTGATCATGAATGAAACATGGAAGTGCTGATTCAGCGGCACTGGCACATTGGTAGCATCAGCATTCTGAATGGTAACGTTATCAGCATTCGTCTTACGCTTTGCTTCAAACGTGGCTGGCTGACGAGTATTAACAACATCACCAAACTGAGCAATTTCATCCTCGAAATCGCGATGGACGAGATTACCAATCACCATCTGATTTTCGAGAATCATAAGAGATTCTTGCGCCCATACTTCAGGAATGAATGCATCCAGATCATTCTCAAACACAGGCTTCCACGCTGTTGCAACAAGTAAACGATAATTCATTTTTAACTCCTAAACTTTTCCAGACTTGCGAGCTTCACGATATCGTGCAGCATCTGTCGCAAGCGTTTGCAGATTCGCGGCTTTTCCACCTGGCTTGGTTCTCGAACCAAGACCACCAGTACCTTCACCCTGAAATAGGTTGAAGTAGTCTTCCATATCTTTCATCTGCTTTACAGCTTCGGGAACTGTAACATCAAGTATAGTAGGCTTACCATCTTTATCAGTAATTTCCAACTTGACTCTTGGGATAAGCCTTCCAGTAGGTTCTCCATCGTTGTCAACCTCGTCCTTAAGTATTGTCTTAGGCTTAAGGATTGCTACAATCTGTGAAGGATTGATAGCCTTATTTGTTGCACTTGCATCCGTGATTGATCTGGTAATCGTTTCACTTGTGTAACGAGTTTGCCAGTTATCACGTTCGCCTGTAAGTTGCGCAATCTCTTTATCATGCTGAGTTCGCAACTTAGCCTGCTCCTTCTTAGAAAGCTCACTCTTGGTAAGTAACTCATCCTGTAAAGCTTCAATACGTGTTTCTAAACCAGCACGCTGCTCGGCAGTCATATTAGTTGACTTCTTGAGCTTTTCGAGGTCATTGATAAGCGTCTCATTCTTTGTTTGCAACGCTCGCTTATTCTTAGCCATGATCTCATTAACCTCTTTTTGCGTAAATAGCTTACCACTATTTTCAGCAGCCGCCGCTGCCGCTTCAGCATCTGCCACTGCTTTTGCAGCTGCAGCAGCATCATCACTACCACCTTCACCACCAGCGCCATCATCAGTGCCGCCTCCAGCACCAGCATCGTCGCCTTCATCAAAAACAGGATACCAAGGACTTCCATAGAGCAGTTTCTTTAAATACATAACACTCTCCTTTACACCCTAGTCACGTCAATGGCTCGCCCATCTCTGAGGTATGGAAGTAAGTAGCGCCATGCGACACTGCTTACGATTCCACAAATCATGTGAATAGGTTTGTCATCACGATTGTAGGTACTTCGTACACTTCCGTACCCCTGGCTCGACATGTCCAGGTTTTCAAATTCTAATTCCGGCTCAATACCATCTAGTAAGGCATATGCAATTTCACAACATGCCCACTTAATATCGTCAGGAACAACAGTATCATCATCTCTTGGGAATTGAAGCTCTTGACTTTCATCAGTCTTCACACCCAAAAAATTGAGACGATCAATAGCTCTTGTGCCTGTTTTCAGCGCCTTGAGTTTGTCTGACTCACTAGCAGTATCCCAAGCCCCTGAATCGAAGCGCTCTCCAAAATATGTATTCGCATCGCTAGTATCTATATAGGGGTTCATTACTGTCCCTCCCCTCTAGTTTTATCTGTTGGTATTGGATCCTGATCTGTTTGACGTGATTCTTTCTTTTCAGTAACTGCATCATTTGGATCGCCTAAATCAGCTACACCGCGAGCAGCACCACCACCTTTAGCTTGTGATATTGCTATTCTTGTTAAGCGTTCAGCATGTGCCTTAGCAGCCATCTCAACCTCACCAGCATTATAGCCACGTATCTTTGATGCAGTAGCAGGACTCACTAGCCCACTCTCTAGATCCACTTGCAAAATAGTAGAGTCAAAGACTATATAATCAGCTGACTCAATATCAGCATAGATAGCTGCTAACACAGTAGCAGGAACCCTGTGGCCAATTCGCAGTTCAGCACCAATCTTAGCAGCAGTCTTCTTATACTCAAGTGATGGTGACATGTTCGCAGAAGTTTCAAGGTCTTCAGCTTCCTTATTACGGTCAGCATCAGATTTAAGACTGTATTTCTCAGGATACTTGATAGTCGTTACTTCTTTCGACCCTTCATAATATGCCCAAAATTGTGCTATCCTACGCTCACCATACTCAAGCTCTAAACCAATGTAACTTAGGCCAGATTCCAGTCCACGCTCATCCATGTCTTTAGCATTAATACTAGCCTTACGTGGATCAACATTAGTTAGGTTAAGATTAACCAGTTGCCTGATTTCTTGCTGTAGGTCTTTCTGCTTAGTCATACTAGCAAGTAGTGGTTCACTACTCGGATGTATAAAATCAGGACGATCCATACCCTTAGGATATCTACGACCCTTTGTAGCACCCACTCTTGCTTCTGCTGATTTAGCTATTGATGCTTCGCCACCTGTACCAGGAGCAACAGTACCAGCCTTATCAATAGGCCCACGTAACAGATGATCCATTTCCATGTTTGGATTATACTGCTCAGTATAGAATGGGAAATTGCTCTTGAGTGCATAGTGCATGTCTGAAGAGGCCAGATTAAGTAATGCTCTTTGATAGTCGGCAACATCAGTCATGAGACTAGCATTAATTGTAAAGATTACAAAAGGTATCTCAGGTATCAATAACTCATATATTACAGTTGATAGTAGGCCTTCTCTATTTATACCATTACCATCATTATCAAAGAACTGTACCTTAACTATACCATCCTCTTTCCAAACTAATCTGAAGCGTTCTACCTCACCATTAGGTAACTTAGTTATAGCATCATAGGTATAGTCATGATCACGTAATAATACACTTGACAATTGATTTGTTGAATCATACGCCCACGAGCGTATGTCTTCCGCGCGGTAATAATAAATGTACGGGCGTAAGTTCTTTTGGTCTTCTCTAGTATTGATTTCAACATCTTGCTTATCTACGAAGACTCCTACCT